CCAGGTAAGACTGTGGGATACTATCATCTACAATTATCTCAAGAAGAGAAACATTGTCATCCCGCAGAAGGATAACAGTGACAAGAGTGATAAGTTTGCGGGTGCCTATGTGAAGGAACCGAAACCTGGTGTATATGACTGGGTGGTGAGTTTTGACTTGAACTCTCTGTATCCACACCTGATTATGCAATACAACATCTCTCCAGAGACTCTGGTAGAAGATAGGCATCCGAACGTCAGTGTGAATAAGATTCTGGGTGAAGAGGTCACCTTTGAGATGTACAAAGACTATGCAGTTTGTGCCAATGGTGCAATGTTTAGGAAGGATGTCAAAGGGTTTATGCCAGAGTTGATGGAAAAGATGTATGCTGAACGTAAAGCATTCAAGAAGCAGATGCTCAAGTCAAAGCAAAAACTGGTAGACATTGAATCTGAGTTGAAGAGGAGGGGACTAAAATGAGGTGTGAAACTTGTTTAAGGAAAGTTCCTATTACTGGTCACTGCAGAAGGTGTCATGCAGTCAAGTTTCCATCTGTCTGGAGTGGCGATGATCCTGGTGTTGAAAGAGAATTAATCTTTCACAAGATTAGAATGAAAATGGTGAGGTTGATTAAATGGGCTATCTAATCGGTGGTGCAGGAGAGGGTGCAGAGAAAGAGATCAATGTCTCTGATAATGACTATTCTAAGTTGTCTGATGCTCAACTACTCAAACTGAGAGATCAGACAGTTAAGGATATTGCCAAGTTCAACAACTTCCAGATGGTCCGTAAGATCTGCCTGAATAGTTGCTATGGTGCCATTGGTAACCAATACTTCAGGTATTACAAACTTGCCAATGCAGAGGCAATCACTCTGTCTGGTCAGGTCTCAATCCGTTGGATCGAGAATAGGATGAATGGGTATCTAAATAATCTGTTGAAAACTGAAGACGTAGACTATGTGATTGCATCAGATACTGATTCAATCTACTTGAACTTCGGTCCTATTGTTAGTAAGTTTCTTGGTGATAAGGTCACAGATAAGAACAAGATCGTTTCTATCATTGACCAAGTATGTCAGGATAAGTTGGAACCCTTCATTGAAGACAGTTATCAGAATTTGGCATCCTATGTTAATGCCTATGACCAAAAGATGCAGATGAAGAGGGAGAACATTGCTGACCGTGGTATCTGGACTGCAAAGAAGCGATACATTCTGAATGTATGGAACAGTGAGGGTGTTGCCTACACTGAACCCAAACTTAAGATCATGGGTATTGAAGCAGTCAAATCATCTACTCCTGCTCCTTGTAGGACAATGATTAAGGATGCTCTCAAGTTGATGATGAGTGCGACTGAAGAGGATGTGATTGACTATATCGACAGATGCCGAACTAAGTTCAGGAATCTTCCACCTGAGGAGATTTCTTTCCCACGAACTGTGTCTGATGTTGAGAAGTATAAGTCTTATTCAACCATCTATTCAAAGGGAACACCAATTCATGCAAGAGGTGCTCTCCTTTATAACCACTACATCAAGGAACGGAAACTGACTAACAAGTATTCTGCCATTAACAATGGTGAGAAGATCAAGTTTTGTTATCTGAAAAAACCAAACTCCATCCATGAGAATGTGATTTCGTTTATCTCTGAGTTCCCTAAAGAGTTAGGGCTTGACCAATACATTGACTATGATCTACAATTTGAGAAAGCATTCTTAGAACCTCTCAAGGTTATTCTTGAGGCCATTGGGTGGAAGATGGAGAAAACTGTCACTCTAGAATCATTCTTTGGATAATGGAATTGCCTATTAACAGAACAGAGTTTGAGAAGATTCTTGCTTTATTAAAGCATAAGGATAATGCTCTCTATGCCAAACTCTGGACTTACAAAATGAACTACATGAAGGAGAAAAATGGAATTTCTTAAAGATCTTATTAAAGAAGTTGGTGGAGAGTATGCTTCTCTTGCATCAGAAATAAATGAGACGGAAACTTATGTGGACACAGGTTCGTACATTTTTAATGCACTGGTCTCAGGTAGTTTATTTGGTGGTGTATCTGGGAATAAGATTACTGCTATTGCTGGAGAGTCTTCTACTGGAAAGACTTTCTTTTCTCTCGCTGTGGTTAAGAATTTTCTTGATTCTAACCCCGATGGTTATTGTCTCTACTTTGATACTGAAGCCGCTGTTAACAAATCCCTACTTGAGTCTAGGGGTATTGACCTCACTCGGTTAGTTGTTGTTAATGTAGTTACTGTTGAAGAGTTCCGTAGTAAGGCACTCAAAGCAGTAGACTTATACTTAAAAAAACCTGAAGATGAACGCAAACCCTGTATGTTTGTGCTAGATTCTTTAGGAATGCTTTCCACAGAGAAAGAGATTACTGATGCACTGAACGATAAGCAGGTTCGGGATATGACCAAATCTCAACTTATCAAAGGTGCCTTCCGTATGCTCACACTCAAGTTGGGTCAGGCAAACATTCCTATGATTGTTACAAATCACACCTACGATGTCATCGGAGCATATGTACCTACTAAAGAAATGGGCGGCGGCAGCGGTCTCAAGTATGCAGCAAGTACAATCATCCATCTCTCAAAAAAGAAAGAAAAGGATGGAACAGAAGTGGTCGGCAATCTTATCAAAGCTAAGACTGCTAAGTCGCGTTTAAGTAAGGAGAATAAAGATGTTACGATACGTCTTTATTATGACGAGCGTGGTCTTGATCGTTATTACGGTCTTCTTGAGCTCGGTGAAATCGGCGGTCTCTGGAAGAACGTCGCAGGACGCTATGAAATGGATGGAAAGAAAGTCTATGCTAAAGCTATCCTCAAAGAACCAGAAACCTACTTTACCCCAGAGGTAATGGAAAAACTAGATCAAATTGCAAGGAGTGAGTTCAGTTATGGAGAAGGTTGAGTTCCTTGTATTAAAGAACTTAATCAACAATGAAGAATATCTGAGGAAGGTTGTTCCCTTCCTCAAAGGTGAATACTTTGAAGAATTCAAATATAAGATTGTCTTTGAAGAAATTTCTTCTTTTGTTAATGAGTATAATGAATGCCCTACTAAGGAAGTTCTAAAGATTGAAACTGAAAAGAGAAAGGACATCAACCAAGATTCCTTCAATGAGATTAGTAATCTGATTGATCATTTGGATGAGATTCCTGTTGAGTTTGAGTGGTTAGTCAGTACCACAGAGAAGTGGTGTCGGGATAGGGCAATCTATCTTGCACTGCTTGAGTCCATTTCCATTGCTGATGGTGGCAATGACAAGAAAACACCAGATGCCATTCCATCTATTCTTTCAGATGCACTGGCAGTAAGTTTTGATAATCACGTTGGTCATGATTATCTTGAAGACTACGAACTCAGATATGAGTCTTATCACAGAAAGGAGGATAAAATTGAATTCGACCTTGAATATTTCAACAAAATCACGAAAGGTGGTCTACCTAACAAGACTCTTAACATCGCGCTTGCTGGTACTGGCGTCGGCAAGTCTCTATTCATGTGCCACCAAGCTAGCTCCGTGCTGTTGCAAGGGAGGAACGTTCTCTACATTACAATGGAGATGGCAGAAGAGAAAATTGCTGAGCGAATTGACGCAAACCTCTTGAATGTTAATATTCAGGACATCACTGACTTACCCAAAGCAATGTTCGAAAGCAAGGTAAATAACCTTGCCAAGAAAACTCAAGGAACTCTGATTATCAAAGAGTATCCTACTGCTTCTGCTCATGCTGGACACTTTAAGTCACTTCTTAACGAACTTGCACTTAAGAAGTCATTTAAGCCTGATATTATTTTCATTGATTACCTTAATATATGTGCTTCCTCGCGGTATCGCGGGAACAGCACTGTCAATTCATATAGCTATATTAAAGCGATTGCAGAGGAGTTACGAGGGTTGGCTGTTGAGGCAAACGTCCCTATCGTTTCTGCCACGCAGACCACTCGCTCTGGTTATGGTAGCAGTGATGTTGAGCTTACTGATACTAGTGAGTCCTTTGGTCTCCCTGCTACTGCTGATCTTATGTTTGCCCTTATTTCTACAGACGAGCTTGAAGACTTGGGACAAATTATGGTGAAGCAGTTGAAGAACCGCTACAATGACCCCACCATTCATAAGAGGTTTATTGTTGGTATTGACCGTGCCAAGATGAGACTGTATGATTGTGAACAGTCTGCTCAGAGCGATCTTCTTGACAACAAGAAAGAGGAAGAGTATGATTATGAAGAATCACAAAAACCCAAGAAATCATTTGACGGATTTAAATTCTAATGGGACTAAAACTTAGAGAAAATACAGAGATCCAAGTAAGAGACACAGATGGTGTCTACTATGTGGTTCTCAATGAAGACGGTTCTGTCCGCTGTCATTGTGGATTAGAATCTGATGCTGTGATGATGTCACAGATGAATCCTGGGTGCTACTACAGAATTGCACACTATCCAGATCCTCCTAAAGTTGTAAATGTTTCCTCTCAAGAAATGGAAGCAGACAAACAACTTAACCCTCAAAATATTTTACCTGAATCTGAATTACAACCTTTGAACCTATGACACAGAATGTTGATTTTGAAAAATACAAGAACTTCGTCAATGAAGTCACTTCTAAAGAAAGCAAAGATTACTCGCATTTCACTGCCCGTCTCTTTGAACTTGAGAAAGAAGGTTTTCACTCCGAGCGACTGCTTACTGCTGCTGTAGGTATGTCTGCTGAAGCAGGTGAATTCACTGAAGTTGTAAAGAAGATTGTCTTTCAAGGCAAACCAGTAAACAATGATAACCTGTTCCA